ACAAGCGCATCAGTAACATTTCCACTTGTAGGTTCAGTTGCGAAAACTAATTTACTCGCATCATCAGTACCATCTCGCATAGCACTTATTTGCGCTCTTGAAACTATGCTTGAGCCGCCATCTAAATTATAGAAAAAGACTCTTCCCATTGTAGTACCATCACCAACCAAATTATCAGAACCTAATTCTATTTGACCTCGTTGGTTGGCTGTGTTGCCATGCACAGTTAAAAATGAATTACCACCTCCAGATGATTCAATGTTACCAGCTTTACCAACTCCTAATACATTTTGAGTTGATGAGGATGTACCTTTTATTACTTCTACATCACCAGAAAAAGTAACTTTTCCAGAACTGGCTATTTTCATGCGTTCTGCAACAGAACCACCAGTAGGCGTTGTATAAAATTTTAAAGCTATAGAATCAGTTGCACCATCATTAGCACCTCTAATTATCGCTCTTTCTGCTCCTGTACTTCCATCTGATGCAAATTGAGTAAAGTTTATATCTCCTATAATTCCTGTTGTACTTGTAGAGTATGCACCTAAATTAAATGCTACATAATTATTCGCAGTTGAGCCACCAGAAAGACCTAATGCGTTACCCGGATAACTCCAAACATCTCCGTTACTAAGTCCAATACCAACATTTCCAGAAGTATCTATTACTAATCTATCATTAGTTCCTAAAACAGCAGATAGACCAGATATTTTAAATTTATCCTCATCGCTGTTATCTACACCTATAGACCAAGCACCTACATTGTCTATGTTAAATCTCATCATAGGGTCACCAGCACTTGTTCCAGCAACGTTTGCTAAAAAGATTGCATCGTGACCACTTGTATTGCTTGTTGATTTTGATGCTACTATAACATCCCCAGTACCCATCACATCTAATTTATTTGATGGCGTTCCACCAATACCAAGCGAACCTCCAGAAGTAAGAACCATTTTTGTTTCAGATGCCCAACCTCCTCCTGTTCCAAATTTTAATTTATCAGAATCATTACCATCATTTCCAATAATCCATCTTGCTGAACTGTTTTCTTCTAATACTATAGCAGAATCAGCGTCGGTTGCAGATGTAATATATAGAAATGCTGTCCCACTTGAATTTTTAACATTTAAAGTAGAATTAACATGAGGCGTTCCACCTATTCCCACTCTTGAATTTGTGGTATCTACTATAAATATATCACCAGCATCTCCATCTTTCCTAACCAGTAGTGCTTCTGTAGAGTCTACATCTACAACTTGTGTACCTTGTACTATTTCGTCAAAGCTAAGTGAACCGCCACCTGATACTTGAAGGTCACCACTTACTATTAAATCTCCGTCTATTGTACCGCCATTACCAAAGTTTTCGGGATTGGTTTGCCCCATTGGACTAAACATCTTAAATCTCCACCAATCGTACTGCGCCAGTAGTGGTGCTTGTACTTAATACTGAAAAGTACACTGTATTGCCAAGGCCACGAGGTACGGTTAAATAAATCATTGTATTCTTTGGAATGATCAGATCATTGCTTTTATTTATATCTGTTTCGCTTGTTGCAAAACTAAAATAAATTTCTACGGCAGAGTGCACGCCTATTGTGCTAGTCATCGTTGCTAGCTGTTTATGTACCGTGTTGGTTACATCTGCTTCTGATCCCGCTGTTAACGCGGTCTGTACGCTCCAGCCACCACCTACCGTAACGTTTAATGCTTCCTGTACCGACCGTTTATGTAAATCTGCCATAATATCTCCTAACTATTTTTCCTGTAAACCAAAGCAAAGTCGCCACTGGCCACTGTCACCGATGTCCACTCACCAAAAATGGTTTGCCCGGCTTTTATTGTAATGCTAGATAGCGTATCCCAAATGTCTGTATCCGATGAGGTTGCGCTAATAACACAATCTGTTGATAAAGCTTGAATTGCAACGTAGGTGTGAGTATTTACTGTTGCGTTGGTAACATAATCATACCCGCCGCCACCGAGTCGGTTTAAGGCTTCTTGCGAGGTATACCTATGAAGGTTTGATGTTGCCATTTGTTCTCCTAATCTCTAAGGTTGTGGCGAACCGTGAACGAGCCTGACGTACGAATTATTTTTTCTTCTTTGTCGCTTTTTTCTTTGGCTGTTGCTTTACGATCTTTGGACCGCCAAATTTGTTTTTGATTACCTCATACCCCTCATTCACAAGCTTCTGCGCTTCATCTCTGGATAGGGTATTGCAGTAATGATTTTCTTTTTTTAATACGATCATAATGTCCTCTACTTAATACAACAGGCGATGACAAAGCCACCGCCTGTTATTGTTATCGCTTATGGATTGAGTAACTCAATTCCTTTCACTTGATTCGCAGTAGTTACTTTAACTCCGTAGATCACGTCGGCAACTCAATTGTTATGCTAAGTTTTTTATCTTAGCTCTCAAACTTTCGTCTGAGTATCGGCATACCTTTTCATCTCGTAAGATGGCGCGGCCTCGTGGGAGAATTATTGCATCTCCTATGCTCTGCCCCTGACCCATATGGCCTTCGGTTCGGGTTAGCGTATCTTTTGACTTAGCCTTCCCGCTTAATTCCGCGCTAATAATTAACATAGTCACCTATGCTAACGGCAATTCACTAAAGTAGTCTACCTTAGTGCCTAAGTAATCAACAGAATATTCACTCTGCATTCTAATGTCTTGCTGCACTGCTACAGCTACACTGCTCTTATGAGCAAGGTAACCAGCATGCGTGCCAGTTCCTGTTGCACTAGAAATCAATGAGGTTTGAAATACTGGTATTCCAAATAAACTTGGAAAATTACCAGATAAATCTCCACCAAATCCGACTCCAGTTGCACCAGCGCCACCGACATTACCACCACCCACAACAAATGATCGTGAGTTGAGTAAATCAGCATACATCAATGGATTGACAAAGAAAGCACATTCTTCTTTTGGAATGTCATTTGCCATCAATGTACCTAATGCAGTTTCGACATCTGCGTTGGAAAGTGTGTTATCCGCAGATAACGCCTGAGTAGTACCTAAAGAATTCAACTCAGTAATAATATCACTATCCACCGCTTTTGCAAGACCGTAAGCCATAGAAGCAGCATACTTATCAAATAGCTGTTCGTTGGATTGGATCAAGGCTATATCCTCAAAAAGTTTGGCGGCAAATTTGTGTTTATTGATTGAGATTTGAATCTCTGTTTCTGTGTTTACGCTGTAAGTAACACCGTCATTAGCCACTTTATTTCCAACTGCTACTTCTTGTATAGATGGAAGGTGGATTACATCCCCTTTACCTTGCACAAGACTTGAGTAGTCATCAAAAAATGGGCGCATAACAAGCTGTTTATCAAAATAGCGCATGATTGCTTCTGACCAAAGCTCTGGGATCATTTTATCTAAATGTGAACCAGCACCTTGGGTGGCGTCTCCACCAAATACGTCTAAAGCCATTTTAGGCTCCTTTTATTTTTTGCGCTTGGCGTACATATTCACAATGGAAGTCCAGTTTTTTTGACGATCGTTTTTATTCATCTTCGTCCAATCTTTCAGATTTTCATTTGCTGGAACTGCCGGGTTAGATGCAACAGCCAAACGTTGTTCATTATTGGTTAGTTTACTTGCAAGAGCGCGCAACTTGGACATCGGTAAATCTCCAAATGTTTCGCGGTCTTCATCGCTGAACGTAGAGAGGATCTGTTCACGCATTTGCGTTTCCTCAGATCTGGCTCGCTCGACAATTGGCTCTAGCTCTTGAATGCGTGCTTGACGTTCTTCAGCGAGTTGTTGCCATTGCTGCTGCTCTTCCATTTGCTTTTCACGATCACTAGCAATCTGTTTTTGCAACGTAGCGAGTTCTGCTTCTACGCTCTGACTTCTCTTTCTGTACTTTTTCGCATCTGCGATCAGTTGATTCACTTCAGAGCTTTGCTGTTCAACTGGTTCTTGGCTTTTAGGAGCCACCTCTTGAGCGACGGCTTTTTCTATAGGTGGTCGTTCAACACCTTCCGCTGGCTGCGGCGCTTCCTGTTTGGTTGCGTCTTCGGACATACTGTCCTCCTTGTTTACATTCGTATGATCGTTGGTCGGTTTGTAAGTCTTTTTAAATTTTTCTTGATATTGTTTGCAAAGTTGAACAGGATAGCTTTTTCTACTTTTGGTCCTAGCTTTTGTCGCTTCGCTATGGCTCTGGCTTTGTCTTTTCTAATCGTAACTCTGCTACGCTTTGTTGGTTTACCAAAACGTCCTTTTGAGTTGGCAATCATCTTCTTTGCCTGTACTGGATCAGTAATACCATAATCAATGGCTAATTCTTCCGTTACAGCTGTTTTAATTAACTTAAATGACCGAAACATCGCGTTGGTTAACGTGAGGTTAGGTGGGTTGGTTTGCGTGCTAAATTGACCCTTTGCGGCTTTGCGTGCTTTTTTTAATCTTTTATATCTGGGTGTATACTTTTCAAACGTTTTACCTTCAGCGTCAATACCTTCTTTGGCCTGTGACAAATGCGTAAGCACCAGATCCTTGCCAAACTCTTGCAAGTCTGATTTGGTAAACTTCATTACCTCTTTAAGATTTAGTACGCTCATAATATTCTTTTATTGTCTCTGGCTTTTTATATTTTCCAGATTGCTTCTTTTGTTTGATTTCGTTGCGTGCCTGTGCGCGCTTCTCACTATATTCTACTCCAGACGACAATGGGACGATGAGATGTCGGCAGTTTGGTCCTCCTCGGTCTGTAAAAGCACCAGAGAATCGACTTTCTAGCTCATCACGAGTAAAGGGTTGCATTGCAAGTATTTCACGACATACAGGGCGTGTTTTACTATCCAATGGACCTTCATACACCCATCGTGTTTCGTTTGTGAACTCTTCGGTCATGGTGTAGATCACTTGCTGTTGATAATTTGTCATCGCTGTATCAATGACCGTATCGATTCTGGAGACATTCACAGATCTAGCTAATCGATCTTTTATATCATCGGCACTAAGACCCAGTTGCGTACCAGTGATAATTTCTTGACGTATCCGCTCTCCTAAGTGTTCTGTGTACTTGACGATGGATGATCGTTGTACATTTTGGAGAGCCACGAGTTGGTTTTCGGTGATATTCCCAAAAAACGGCAGATCATCCAGAAGCTGTTCCGTGAAATCCATTTGGGTGTTGATGGCGGCAGACATACCCAGATCTTCAATAAGA